GGGTCAAAGATCGGAGGTAAAGTTGGAGGAATGCTAGATTGGGCAATTCCTTCCTTTGCCCAAGGTGCAGACATCATAACCAAGGGCGGCATTGCCATTATTCATGCTGGAGAAGAAATCGGACCAGCTAAATCCAAAGATTTGCCAATGAAGGAAAAGGCACACGCAATCCCTTCAATAAGAAGGACAGCAACAGCAAGCCCCAAAGGCCCACAAGACATACATGAAACTATTTTACGTGATAGGGTTAGTACGGAGACGAGTACAAATAAAAACAATGGACTTTTTGGGATCGAAAAAGCATCCAACAGACAAGTAGATTTGCTAACAGAAATGGTTTCTGGAGTACAGGAACTAGTAAGTCTATTAAAGCCCAGTGGTAATTTGGTTGGCGAGTCGCCATCTGAACCAGCAGACACCAAGGTCTATCAAAGGCCGCGTCACTCTCCTCAATACGGTCGGTGGAAATATGGTAAGCCTGGAGATTCATTCAACCGTAAATTTGTGAACACTGGGCAATAGTAGTTCTTTCCTTTCTGTAATATATAAAGCAAAATAGGAGAGTCATGCCAAAAGCAACCCAACCAGGAGGTTCACTAATTCCACTGAAGGACTGTTATATATCAGTCCCTAGTTGTGATAAGATCGAATTCAACGTTTTGCCTGAAATTTCTGATACAAAGAATGCCGAATATTCAGATGAGAGTGCCATTGGACGAGGCAGCCCAATGAAAACGTATCAGTATTCAGGCAAACGCGGAATAAGTCTACAGATTCATTTGATTGTAACTGTACCGGGAGATGTTCAAAAAAACCTGAGAATTTTACGGTGTCTAGAAAGTGCGGTCTATCCAAGAGAAGGAACAGGTGGGGCTCCATTTGTACCTCCTCCTATTTGTCGCCTGAAGTGTGGAAAACTCTTCTCAGATAATGAATTATGCGTAATATTGATGCAATATAGTGTTAAATTTCCGACGGAGGTGGCTTGGGATGAATCAACCTTCATACCTTTCAAGTTCGACATAGATACCACTTGGGAAGTGGTTTATAAGAGTAGTGATTTGCCAGGACAAGAAAGGATAATTAACTTAGGAGCATAATGGCTAACAAAATAGAACTTGTACCAAATCGCAGAGCACAAGATGTTGTGCCCACAACTAGTCGTTATGCCAACAGTCAAGTTTTATACTACACGATTGGAGACACGATATATATTACGTTCAACACATACAAAAAAACAAAAATTGAAGAAACTAGTGGAGATCATTTTGCTACTATTCCTCCTGGAATGGCATATCGTCCAGATTTAGTTTCAAATGACTCCTATGGAACGCCTGATTTTTGGTGGAAGATCATGGAAGCCAATAACATTAAGGATATTTTTGAATTTAAGGCTGGTATAACAATAAGAATTCCTAACAACATTTTTGGATAATAAAATGGCAGCAAGTTGTTTAGTGGGATGCATGTCCAAATATCTTTGCAATCCCTTGAATATACCTGGACAAGGTGGTGTTATTGACGCCGCAAGTGCCGCTCCAGTGGTTATAGCTCAGTTTCAAGGAGGGGGCTTTGATATATTGGTAGGAAATGAATCCGCTCCGAGTTTTGGTCATAACGCTTCTATTAAATCAATGGAATACGGAACCAGTGATGGTCATGCTAACACAATTGAAATAGTAGACGTATCAGGCGGTGTGCTAAGTGGACTGCTGGACAACATAATCAAATGTGCTAAAAAGGCAGATATCAAAGAGTACCATGTTAGATTCAAATTTGGATGGGTGTACACAGATTGTTTCTCTGGGGCCGCCCAAACATTAGGACTGGATTTTTGGGTGGAGTCAGCCGTAGCAGATATAGAAACCAATTACAAAGACGGTAAAATCTATTACAGAGTAGAAGCTACAGATACAGTGAACACATACTTTGACATGAAGGAAGACGATGTGTTCGGTGAAGACGGGAAGTATATGAAATTAGAGGAAGCTATTCGTAAACTCTGTGATTTGCCACCCAAAGTTAATGTGAAGTTTTGCAAGAAGAATCCAGATGGATCTATAGTATGCGGGAAAACAAAGTGGAAGGGATTTCCAAAAGGTGGACCAAAGGCTAAGTGGCCTGCCGATAGCAAAAATAAACTGGCTACTATTACCGAATGGTTAGAACCGTATCAGACCGAAGAAAACAAAGGATTTCATGTTACCTGGGATAATAGTCAGCGAAATTCGATAATTATTTGGGAAAGTTGGGAAAAAAAGAAATGTGAATCTATGATTTGCGGAGGCGGATTCGTGAATTTAGGAACGTTTCTTGTTAATGCCGGAAAGTGCAGTAACGTCATTGAATTTCAACCCAACTTTAAGATAAAGAATGCATTTGCCTCTATGGCCTCGGGTGGTGAAACAGCAGGTGCTCATGATGGTGGCACAGAACTAAAAGAAACGGAAAGGCCAGACTGCGAAAAGAAACAGGGGAAATCCACAGGTACGCAACAACAAATAACCACCCCGGAACATGCAATTATAGCTCATGGTAATGTAAATGCAACTAAGGAACAAAGTAGTGCTCAAAATGCTAATGCTAGAGCAAACCAATTTTGGGGCATACTTGAGCCAATCGACGCAGAACTAACAATTATTGGAAATCCAAGTTATGCCGAATATATTAGTATTCCACAGATACCCCGTGTGTGTTCTGTGGTTGCCATTAACCCATTTCACATAGCAATGGGTGGACCCTGTGGTGATTGGTTGGCCCTTCCAGGTTGCAATCAAGTGTTAAGCAATAAGAACTGGAGAGTACAGGGGATTAACCATAGCATTCAAGCCGGTAGCTATTCAACAACTCTGAAACTTGCTCTGGATGTTCCAGAGGTCAATACAGGAGGAAGCGAATTGGGCGGGGCGGGTAGTAATGGATATCAACCAGCAAATCTTTGTTGAGAAAAAATATGACTAAAGACATTTCCAGACTTGCTTTGCCAGAAGCAATTCAAGTTCTTCAAAATAGGATTCGCACCATAGAAGAAAAGTTCTCCGAAATGGGGTACATTAACAAAACTATGGTACAGACTGAAATGAAGACCAAGTGGACAGTGCCACCACAAGCAACTACTATGTTTGGTATGCACTGTGCAATTTGTGTCGAGACAATAGATCCATTCAAACAAGGACGAGTTCGTTTTTTCAGCCCCCTTTTTCACGACCCAGAAAAAGTCACCGTTAAAAAGTTACCTTTTGCTTATCCCATCTCCAACATGGGAGGCTTTGATGATTGCGGATTAACTTGGGTTCCTCCTGCTGGTTCTAAGTTGTGCTTATTATTTGAAGGCGGCAACAGAAACTCTCCGTTTTACTTGGGAACTACTTGGGATCGGGATCGGGGAGAAGATGGTCAACACAAATGGAATTATAACGTTGAAGAATATTACAAAATTCACGAAGGACATCGTAAAGGCTACTTAATAGGGAAAAATGATGGTTCTCAGGTTTTTCCTCCCTGGAATACGGAGAACTATAACGGATTAGACATAGACTCTATGCAAGACTTTGAGGAGGACACCGAAGCCCAAAGAAAAATCACTTATCCAAACATTTACGGATTCAAAACACCACAGAAACACATGCTCAAGATGGTGGATGGAAATTATAAATGCAATCACAGATGGGCTCGTGTCGAACTAAAATCAGCAGCCGGTGGATTACTGCTTTTCAAAGATGACCATTTACATCCAGCGGGCCAGTGGCTTCATCCGAGTTGTTCGTGTGGGAGTGGCGATGTTAGTAGTTGCAACGATGAAGATGGCGTGCCACTTGAACAGGCTTCATGTCCACCTGATGGGAATGAAAGCAAGTGTGCCAATCCTTACCACAAACATAAAAGTGAATGCAAGCCATATAAGGGCGTAGGAACTCCACAGAATAATAAGATTGAATTGCCTCAAAGTGGATTTCAAATGATTAGTCCAAGTGGGCACATGTTTAAGGCAGACGATAGTGTCGAAGAGCCTCAAGGAGTTCCAGATTGGGAGCGTGGCACTGAGGACTTTGATTTTGGTTGTACAGATAAATTCGAAGGACACACAGAATGGGTCTCTGCTACTGGGCATAAGATCAGGATGGAAGATTTCGAACAAAATACAAATATTCGCAATGATGAAAATGGAATCCAGATTCTTACCGCAAGTGGAAACGAAATTTATCTCAACGATCATACAATCGGGCTAACACAGGCTGGAGAAAAACGCGGAATCCACATGCAAAGCACAAGCAATCACACCTTCGATATGTCGGATGTTGACAACTTGCAATCCCAGCCACGTAAAGAAGGTGGTGTCGTTAGCCCAACAGCCAAGAATGCTTTCATTAGAACGAGAACCGGATATGGGCTTGAAATGATGATGGCAGATTACAACACGCAAGAACAAGAAACCCAAAAACAATTTATTCAATTATACGCCCCTCAATATACTGCCTGTTGTGGACCGCACATTATTCGAAT